ACAAAATACTTTCTATCGCCACTATTAAATATGTTATATAATAAAGCTTCATCCAAATCATTTTGAACATTAATCTTTATAACACACTCCGATTCAAGAAATCTTTTTTCTCTTGTATCACCTTGACCACTCCACTTGACCTCAAAGCCCTCACCATATAAATTGGCTTCTGTAGAGTTTCCTGTATAGCCATCTTTCCAAAGTTCGACATACCAAGTGTTACCTGCTTCACCTAGTATTATCGTATTCCTAATCTTTCCAAATGCCATAATTTATCTTCTTGCTTTTCTTCGTTGCGCTCTATCGAATACTATTAATAAATCATCTCCTGTTATTCTTACATCGGGGATGACTGCTCCTCCGCCACCGCCCATTGCGTGATTAGGTATAATTGTACCGCTAGAACCTGGAACAAATAATTCTGGACCTCTCTCTCCTACTAGGCTCATCTTGCCTACAGGTGGTCTTCCACCCTCAGCAAAAGCTCCACCCATCATTCCTTTTAATATATCACCAAATCCTGCTCCACCTGAGAATATACCTCCTGAAGCCTTTGCAGTACCACCTAGACCTGTAAGGCTTAATATAGCTGCTAATACTGCTGCTTTTATTATCATAGAAGCAATTTGCTTGCCTAAATCTACGAAAATTTGACCTAAACCTTGCAATAAATTACCACCACTTACAAGTACACTTGCAAAAGAATCAGCAAAACTTGTGGCTATACTAAGCCCAAACTCATTCATTGCATTAGACCACTCTTGAGTCTTTACTTTAGCCGATTCTAAATCTAATAAATATTGTTCGTACTCGCTACTAAAATCAAAAGGTGATTTAACGAATTGTTGTTTATCTTCCTTTTTTTTCTTTTTTTGATTATTACCACCACCTGTATTTCCAAATATATTAGGTAAAGAAATATCAAGGTTTTTCATTCCATCTTTAATGGAATCCATCACGTCACCAAACTCGTGTTTATACTCTTTTGTTTCTACCTTTAAACCTTCAAGACTCTCTGCTAACTCATCAAATGGGTTATATACTTCTGCTTCTATACCTAAAAAATCGTATAAGCCTTGTGCGCCTTTTAATATTACACTAAAAGGATTATATTTTAATGTCCATTGAAGAACTTGTATAATGGCGTTTCGCCACCAACTCCAATCACCTAATCTTTCAGCAAATGCCTCCCAATTATCTATTATGTATTTAAAAGCAATAGGTAATACCACTAAAGCTGCTACAGCTAAACCTATAGGACTTACTAAAGCCCCTATAGCTGCTCCTAACATACCAAAAGTTGAAACTGCTCCTGCTATTAATATTAAGACTGGACCTATTACTGCTACAATACCAGCTATGGTTAATATAGTTTTTTTAGTTTCATCATCTAAATTTGTAAAATTAGAAGCTAACTCTGTTATTTTATTTATCAAAGGAGTAAGAGCATCTGCAATCAAAGCACCAAACTCTAATTGAAGCCCCTCAATAGCTGATGACATCCTCTTAATTTTGGCTTGAGTAGTTCCACCCATTTTATCAGCCATATCACTTAACCCAGTAGTATTGTTTTTATACTCTGCTGTAAGTTCTTTTGTTTTATCTCTATTTTTAGATAGTATTAGTAGTTGTTTACTAAAGTTTTTACCTACTATAGCTGTTGCCCTATCTAAGCCCATTTGACCCTCTGATAACATATCTAAAGTGTCAGATAAACTAATACCTTTTTCTTTTAGGGTAATAAATAAAGAGTTAAGACCTGTACCTGCTTTAGAAGCTTTAATACCACTATCCATAAGGACACCCATCATAGCAGATAACTCTTCTAAATCTACTCCTACTGCACTTGCAGAAGCACCTGCGTTAGCAAATGCTGTACTAAATGTACTTAGTTTTATGGAAGAGTTTGCTGATGCTAAAGCTAGTGTATTAGCTACTTGTGCTGCCTCCGAAGAATCTTTACCAAAAGCTCTTATAGAAGCACCTACTACATCTGCTGCTAGAGTTAAATCCTCACCTGTTGCTAAGGAAAGGTCTAATACGGATTGCTCCATATTTTTAATAGCTTCAGGATCAAAACCTTTTCGACCTAAACTAAGTTGTAATTCAGCGACTTGAGATGCTGTAAATTGCGTTGTAGAACCTAATCTCTTTGCTTCTGATGTAAGCATTTTAAGTTCATCAGTAGTAGCGTTTGTAACCGTTCCTACTTTAGCCATTCCGTTTTCAAACTGAACAAATGTGTCCATAGCGGATTTACCTAAAGCTACTAAAGGTGCAGTAACAGCAAAAGAAAGTAAAGAACCTGTACGAGCCGCATTAGAAGCGAATTTAGCCATACTTTTATTGGCTTTACCCATTCCTTTTTCTAACCCTTTAATGTTAGCTGCGACAATTATCGAGATGGTCTTTACAGATGCGCTCATTTCTTATATTTTATTGAACTTAATTTTTTCGTACTTCTCTAGTACTTTTTGTATGTGTTCTTTTGTAGCTATTTCTTTTTTAGGCTTATACTTTTCATCCCAAGGAAGAGGTAACACATCTTTAGGTTTAAGATTCTTTTTAGAGTGAGGTTGCAAACATCCCATTAATATAATTCTAGTTTGCTCCCATTGATTTTGTGACATCTGTTCTTGATGCTTTTTAAAGCCGTTTAAGCGATTATTAAAGGAGCGTGGAGTTGAACTATATAATTCATTATAACTCAACTCCAACAACCCTAAACCAATCTCTTCTAGCTTATCCCAGTCAATATCTCCCTCCTCAGAATCTATCTCCTCTCCCTCAACTACTTTCCCTCGTCTTGAGGTTGATCTAGTTGAAACGCTTCGAAGATTTCATTAATCTTAGAGAAGTCTTCGTTATCCAACCACTCTTCGATGTCAGCTATTTTATAAGCAAACTTTTGACCATCTTTCTTAGCTCCGTATTTTAAACCGTAATAAGCAATAACTCCAATGTGGTCTATCTCAGAACCTAACTGATTTAACTCGTTTAGCTTTAATCCCAACTTGTTGCAAATTGCTTTTAAGCATAAATAACTAAATCTGATTGGTCGATTCTGACCACCTAACTCTACCTTTTTCATAATTTATTTTAATTGTTGTTGTTGTTAATACACATCTTGAGTTGCTACTCCTGTACCTGTTATTGAAACAGAATAGGTTGTGTTCTCTTCGACTCCTGCATCCATAGAAGCACTTGTAACAATTCCTACACCTTCCCATTTTTGACCTGAACCTCTTTCTGCAAATCTTACTATAACTTCGCTACGAGAGTTAATATCATCAAAGAACTCTTTAAAGTCTAAATCAGCGTTAACATCTTGCAAAGCATCCGTAGATAATTCAAAAGACCTAAGTCCACCCTCATTGTCTTGAAATCCTCCACTATCTTTTGTAGTGGTATCTCTCAAGTCCATATTGAATGAAACCGAAGCAGATGTACTATGTGCGATTGGTTCGTAAGTATTTAGTGTTTCACCCGATGTAGTTACTACAAATTCAATCTTTGAGTTATCGAGAACAGCAGTTACAGCCTCGTATGACAATGATGGGTCTATATCTCCTGACGCTATGTTTGTAGCGGTAAACCAAGCTTCCCCACCTCCAAATTCAACGGCAGTTGCTGTGTAGCCAAATAAAATTAAAGCGTTCCTAATAGAACTAACAGTAGTAAATTCAGTTGCAGTATCACTAAGAGTGATTTCCCAAATACCAGTACCACCTACTAAGCCTCCACTAGAATTTCTAATACCTAAGAGATTTACTGTACCCGATGTAGTTACAGCATTTGCACTAACAGTAATCAAGGTTTGTTCTTGTACGTCAGCAGGCGACTTTTTGTAAACCAATAAATCCGATGCGTTTATAATTGCCATAATTAATGGATTTAAAAGTTAATACTATGCGTTTTGGAACAACTCTCCTGTACCTGTTAAAGAAACAGAGAACGTAGCATTTTCTTCTACACCTGCATCTATTGAAAGAGAAGTTATAAGGGCGTTACCTGTATATACCATACCTGTAGCACTAAATTCTATAGCTACGGCTGTTCTTGCGTTCCAAGCTGTCCATAATTCAGTTACGTCAGCAAGACCTACATCGGTTGCTATATCTACAAAAGAATCTCCACTTAATTCGTAAGAACGTAAGCCACCTAAGTTTTCTTGCCATCCTCCCGATGATTTAGTTGTTGAATCTCTTAAATCCATATTCATAGAAATAGAAGCCGATGTAGAATGAGCTACAGGAACTAAAACCCCTCCAACTGTTACTTTAAGAACTACGTCTGTTGCGTTTAAAATTGCCATTTTGTGTTTGGTTTATTGTTTAATAATTAAACAGTTAAATATTACGTTTTTGTAGAATACTTCGGCTGATTTAAAGTACTCGTCATCTAGGGTTTCAAACCTAAACTTCGCTACATAACTCACGCCACTTTCGGTGTATGTCACCTCAAACAAATCTAAAGCTTCTACTACCGCCTTAGCTTGATTATATGTTACTTCATATCCGTCTGCAAAACAAGCTATCCTGATCGATACATCACAAGACTTTAACGAGTTGTTTTTACTCATAAAGTTACTCACGTTCGTTATCTCGAATGTAGTGGATGGATAGTTTACACCTTGAGGTATAATGACAGGAAACACCTTATTACTGCCGTTAGCAGCAGTAAAGGTAGCTGTGTTATTCAACTTAGTTACTATTTCTTTTCCTATCTCTTGAAACATACGTCTATTTAAATCCTGCTTTCTTAATCATTCTGTCCAACATCTTCATCATATCTCTTTGAGCTGTAGCTGAAATGTCGTTTCCTTTTTGAGCAATAACTTCTTTATAGAAATCAGTTTGAGGTTTCACCCTACCTACCGACTTACCGCTTTTATGTTTTCGGTTTTTAGTACCATTAATTAACATCGCAGGTAAATTTCTACTTCTTTTACCACCGACCCAAGTTGGGTTTAAATTCTTTAATCTAGTACCAACAAATAAGCCTGGATTTTTAGACCTTTTAGGTGTAATAATACCTATCGAATCTGCAATAGACTTACCTACTTTTTTAGTTTTACTTTGTGGGTCATATCGTTGCCCTGGTACTATATTTTTAGTTCTATGCTTGTACTTCATTTTAAGAGCCTTAACTGCTTTCTTGGCAGCAGGTCTTAAAGCTTTATTTATTAAGCTACGAGAAGTTTTTTCTGTTTCTCCTAACTTTTTTAAAGATCGTCTAACGTCTTTAACGCCCTCAATCTTTATTAAGTTTTTTTTACTTATTTTAGGACTTCCAAATACACCCATTTATACAGGTGATTGAGTTGGTAAGTCATCACTAATAAATATCTCTATAAATTCATTTCTAGGGTCAATTACATACCCAATAATATCTAAGTTTCTACCTGTACCTACTTCTTCCAAAACCCAGTTAGATTGTATAACTTTAGTTTCAGTAGAATATCGTATAGTATAAACAAATCTACCGTAAGATATTAACTCTTTACCCTCGAACTTCTCCTCTATATCACGAAGAGATTTAACATTTTTATTAGCCCAAACAGTAGTTTCAGTTGCATAAGTATTAGTTACACCACCGAAATTGTCTTGAGCTGCTGTAAACGACTTTAAGTTCACACGAACATTAAAATCACCTGCTTTTATTTGACTTATGAACGCCATCTAGTGATAACATTTATAAGGTTGTAATAATATTTGAGAAGCCATAGGAAACGCTCGCTTTCTATCTTCTCTAAAGTAATACATATCAGCTACAATTAATTTTATAGCTTGCTTAATAGCTTCGGGAGTATCATCTGCCGTTGCTCCAAAACCTGAATTGAACCAAAACCAAAAAGTGTTAGCTGCGTTGGTTTGTAACGTGTTGCTTGGGAAGTCCGAACTAAGATAAATTAAAGATGGATTAGCAAACTTATCTATGTAAGCTTTATCTGAACTTTGTTCTGCTCCATTCTCATCAAGCCAATTTACAGGATTATTAGATCCCGTTGTTTCTAAAGTACAATTAGGGAATATTAACGAAGCTCTTGGAACTTTCTCGTTAAAGTATAATTTGTACTGGTGTGTTATGAAGTGGCGATTACAATAGTTCTCAGCCATATCAGTAGCAGCATCTATGTAAGCCTCTAACAAACTTTGCTCGTCATTTGAATCAATGCGTAGCTGTTCTTTAATTTCAGTATAAGTCACTACTTTTGTAGTAGGATTATTTACTAAAACTAAATCGCCTTGTATGTTTAAGTTTGGGTCTAAATACATAGATTAATTAAAAAAGTTAAAAAAGGGAAGCCCCGAAGGACTCCCTTTAATTAAATATATACTACTAAGCTGTTAAAGAAGTAGCTCTTACGAATCCTGCTCCATCAGAAACACCCCAGTCCATATATTGGTTAAGTACCAATCTAGTTTGACCGTTGATTGCTACTGAATAAGGATCAACCATAATGTCTAGTCCACCGAACATTCCCATATACAATTTAGAGAAGTCACCGAAGAAGAAATCACCTGATACACCTGCTGATTTAGTACAACCATTAGTGAAGTAAGCAGGGTAACCGTTAATTAAAGCACCTTGCATACCTGCATCTACTGCTGCTACTTGAGCTGATTGTTTAAGTTGAGCCATTAAAGCAGGAGAAGCTACATAAGCTAAATTTCCTTCAAGACCACCTGCTTCTGCCAAAGTTTGTTCAGCAGTAACAAAGTCTAACATAATAGAAGCTAAGTTAGAATAAGCTGATTCAGTAAATGTACTTGTTGCTAAAGTACCTAAAGAAGCAGGTGCGCCTGCTACGTTAGCTGTAGAGAAGATAGCTGCATCCATTTTTTGTGCTGTTGCACGACCTAAGTCACGAATAATAGCTTGTTCTGCGCTTGCTCCGTTTTGTAGCAATAATTGCTTAGAAATGTTTACGTAAGAAGCTAAACGAGTTGGAGTCAATTCAACTTTACCGAATTGTGCGCCACCATCTGCTGCTGCATCAACCTCACCTTCCCACTCAACAGAAGAAGCTCCAGCTACAGGAATTGTAGTGTTAGCACTTAAACCTGTTAAGATGTTTGCACCTACTCTGTTAAATACAGATGCTTCTCTCATTGCATCAGCAAATCCTAATACGTTTGTAGGAGCGATAGCTGAACCACCTTGAGTTACATCAGCACGAGATTCTAACATAAAAGAAGGAATACCTAAACCGCTTATTGTACGACCTGCTGAACGAGCTTCGTTTACAGCTTCTTCGTGCATTTCACGTTCTACTCCGTCTAACTTTCCGTTAGTAAAGTCATTTACAGCCTTAAAGAAAGAGAAGTTTCTTACTTCTTTTGGCTCGCTTGATGTTGGAGCTACTACTTTAGAAGCAATCTCAGCGTTTAATTTTTCTTGTCTTTCAACCATTTCTAGTGATTTTTTTAATTCGTCTATTTTAGACATTTTCTCATCGTAAGAAACTTGCTCATCGGCAGTTAAATTACGTGATTCAGTTTTACAAAGTTCAAGTAAAGCGTTAGCATCAGTAATGATACCTGCTCTCTCTTGCTTTAATTCTACAGAATTTTTCATCTTTTACAGTTTACTTTTGAGCGTTAACTCGTTTGTTAATAAATTAATCATTGAAAGGTCTTCAACCTCTTCTTCTTTAACCTCTTCGTTAGAACTATTAAATTCTTCTAAAGAACGTAAAGCGACATCAGTATCAGAATAAGCTCCAACACCAACTATCGAAACATCAAATAACCTTCCGATTTTATTGATATTTCTCTTTGTTACATCACCGTCTTTACTCCAATCGTCATCCTCTACTGTAAAAGCAAAAGAAGATTCGTAAAGCAATCCCCTACGCATAAGTTCAGCGACATCTCGCCCAACCGACGTGTTAGGTAATGTACCATCGTATCTTAAACCTAAATTATCTACTGACAATTTAAGCGTACCACCGTGATTTCTATCTAAGATAGAGTTCATATCGTGGTTAAATGTTAAAATTACATTATCATCTAATCTACCATCAAAAGCATTACGACCTATAGTTTCTCTAAAACCTAAATCTCTGCTCTCGTGGTCAAATAAAGAAGCGTATCCGCTTACTTGAATTTCTTTTGAGTCTTCATTCATTCGAACCTCTAGTGAAGCCTTAGAGTAAACTCTAGTTTCTTTGTTATTCTTCTTCATTGTCTTCTTCTTCAATATTGTTAATTTCTTCTCTTGATGTTCCTTCACCTAAGTTATCTATTGGCAACATATTAGATTGCATATAGAACAACTCAGAATTACCACCTACAGCGTTTAAGTCTTCATAAGACCTAACCTCATCAGGCGATAGTACACCGATGTTTACCAAAGTACGGTAGTAATCTGCTCTCGACTTGGAATCACCTCTTAGAAGAGCGTTTACGTTAAACTTAAAATATTGCGTACTTTTTTTATTAAAAGGAATTAATTTAGAGTTTAACTCAGTTTCAATTCGTTTTAAGTAAGGCGTTATAGTGTGAACTACAAAGTCAATTTGTTGTGCTTCGACTGAATTGTAGCTAGTGTTTTGTAAATCGTTTATAAGGTGATTTGGTACTCTAAAGATTCGAGCAATATCACTTACTTGAAATTGTCTTGATTCTAAGAACTGTGCTTGGTTGTTAGGTAGCATCTTAGGTACGAAATCCATACCCTCTTCGAGTATAGCTGTCTTACCTGTATTAGCTGATCCACCGTAATTGCTAGACCAAGACTCTCTAAGTCGCTTCGCAGTTTCGGGTTTAAGCACCCCAGGATGTTTAAGTATACCACCTACAGAAGCTCCATTCTTAAAGAAAGAACCTGCGTGCTTGTTTAAAGCTAGTGAGATACCTAAAGTTTCTGCTGCTGACTCGATAGGTGATTGACCCTCGATACCATCAAGAGAAATACCCTTGCAATGTATCATATCTATCGAGTTCACTCTACCTGTGTGTGGGTAGACAAATGTTGTGTTGTTTTGGTTTATTTCATAATAAACACTTCTACCATCGGGTGACATATAGATGTCAACGTCAATGGCTTGTATAGGGTGAAGTCCAATAGGTAAACCTGCTCCATTTCTTTCAATCCAAGCGTAGAAGTTTCCATCTAAACTAAGGTCTACTAGCATTCGCTCATAGAACATAAAAGAGTTAAATAAATCAGAGGGTTGTTTACTTACTAAATCATTCAGGGGGGAATTTAATTTAGATTTTCTGTCCGTTTCAGGGTCAACTTGATATTGAGCTATAGGTAAAGAAGCGATTGTTTCTGACAATACTCTAACGCAAGACCAAACCGCTGCGATTCGCATTGATTGTTCCTTTGAAACTAACTCGCCCGAAGCAGAGCCAAAAGCAGGACCTAGTATAGTTTGCCCATACAAATTTCTCTCCTCTTGCTCAGGAGCTTGCTTTCTTGTGGTAAAAATGTCGAATATACCCAAATTGGTTGTTTTTATGAAACGCCGTACAACTATAAATAGTAAAAACAGCTAAAATGTGAACTAAATTTTTGAACTATTTTTAATTAATTTGTAAGAAAGCCCT